ACACCAAAAGAAAATCTAAGACAAAGAATTGGATATTTTGGTGCTGATAATGGAATGTATTTTGAGATTGATGGAACAACAGCATATTTTGTTGAGAGAAGTTTATCTACTGGTACTGAAACAAGAGTAGCACAAGAAAATTGGAATGTTGATAAGTTGGATGGTACTGGAGTTTCTGGAATTACTTTAGATAAATCCAAAGCACAAATTCTTTGGATGGATATTGAATGGTTAGGACTTGGTACAGTCAGAATGGGATTTGTAATTAATGGAGTAATGATTCATTGCCATTCATTCCACCACGCAAACTTAATTGAATCTACTTATATTACAACAGCATCACTTCCTCTAAGATATGAGATTACCAATACAGGTATTACCACAAGTAGCAGCACTCTCAAACAAGTTTGTTCTACTGTAATTTCCGAAGGTGGTTATGAGTTGACTGGATTGCAGCAAGCTGTAGGAACACCAATTACATCACCATATAGTATGTCCGTTGCTGGAACTTTTTATCCAGTAATTAGTATAAGATTGAAATCATCTCCAGATCGTTTAGAAGGTATTGTAATCTTGACTGCTCTTTCTTTGATGGGAGTTAGTAATGGTATCAGTTATAATTGGCAGGTAAGAGCATCAGGAACTACTACTGGAGGAACTTGGACAAGTGCTGGTGATGATAGTGCAGTTGAGTACAAACTGAACGGAACTGGCATAACTGGAGGTAGAATATTGGCATCTGGATTTTTCAATTCAGCAAATCAAGGTTCTCCAAATGTTGATATTCTTAAGGAAGCACTATTTAAGTTCCAGTTAGAAAGAAATGGTTTAACTAAAACTCCTTATGAATTAACACTTGTTGTCGCAGCATCTCCAATATCAAGTAGTGAAGAGGTTTATGCCGCAATGGACTGGGAAGAAATTAGTAGGTAATTTTTTATGAGTAATAATGACGTATATCTTGGCAATCCTCTTCTAAAAAAAGCAAATACTCCTATTGAGTTTTCTCAAGAACAAATTGAGGAGTATATAAGATGTAAGGATGACCCAGTATATTTTGCACAAAATTATGTTCAGATTGTGACTCTGGACCATGGTCTTCAACCATTTAAAACTTATGAATTTCAAGAAAAGTTAATTAATAATTTCCACAATAACAGATTCAATATCTGTAAGATGCCAAGACAGACTGGTAAGTCTACGACATGTGTTTCTTATCTTTTACATTATGCAATCTTCAATGATAGTGTAAATATTGGTATTCTTGCTAACAAAGCAACAACTGCTAGAGAACTTTTAGGTAGACTTGCTACGGCATACGAAAACCTACCAAAATGGATGCAACAAGGTGTTCTTGTATGGAACAAAGGTAATATTGAATTAGAAAATGGATCAAAGATACTGGCTGCTTCTACGTCTGCAAGTGCTGTCCGAGGCATGTCGTTTAACATTCTCTTCCTCGACGAATTTGCGTTCGTTCCAAACCATATTGCAGATGCCTTCTTTGCATCTGTTTATCCTACTATTACTTCTGGTAAATCAACGAAAGTAATCATCGTCTCAACTCCACACGGTATGAATCATTTCTACCGTATGTGGCATGATGCCGAAAAGGGTAAAAATGAGTATATACCAACAGACGTTCACTGGTCCGAGGTTCCTGGCAGAGATGAAGTCTGGAAAGAACAGACTATTAAGAATACCTCTGAGCAACAATTTAAAATTGAGTTTGAGTGTGAGTTTCTAGGATCTGTTGATACACTTATTGCTCCCAGTAAACTTAAAACACTTGTATATGATAACCCAATCAAACATAGTGCTGGATTAGATGTCCATGAAGAACCAAAATCCGACCACGACTATGTGGTTACTGTTGATGTGGCTAGAGGTGTTGGAGAGGATTACTCTGCATTCATTGTCGCTGATATTACAACTTTTCCTCACAGAATAGTAGCAAAATACAGGAATAATACGATTAAACCTATGTTATTTCCTAACATAATTTGGGAAATTGCAAAGTCATATAATAATGCATTTATACTTTGTGAAGTAAACGATATTGGTGATCAGATCGCATCTATTCTTCAGTATGATTTAGAGTATCAAAACCTTCTCATGTGTTCTATGAGAGGTAGAGCAGGTCAAATTGTAGGACAGGGTTTCTCGGGAAATAAGACTCAATTGGGCGTGAAGATGTCCAAAACTGTTAAAAAAATTGGGTCTCTCAATCTTAAGACAATGATCGAAGAGGACAAATTATTAATATCTGACTACGAAATTATTTCAGAATTAACAACATTTATTTCTAAAGGAAACTCTTTTGAAGCGGAAGAAGGATGTAATGATGACCTTGCTATGTGTTTGGTCATCTATGCATGGTTGGTAGCTCAAGATTATTTTAAAGAACTCACTGATCAGGATGTTCGTAAAAGATTATACGAAGAGCAAAAGAATCAAATTGAACAAGACATGGCACCTTTTGGATTTCTAAATGATGGAATGGATGAAGGAACATTCGTCGATACTCAGGGCGATAGATGGACTACAGCAAGTCCTTATGATGAATATGGTACAAGCGGTGGTGGATGGGAACTTTGGACTAATTACTAATGGATCTAGACGAGCAACTAGAACTTAATCATCTCTTTCTGACGGATAGGAAGTGTAAAAGTTGTGGGGAAGTTAAGAACCTCGTCGATAGTTTTTATAGAACAAGAAAGGATAGAGGTGCAGTCCCATCATCATATTCCTATATTTGTAAAGATTGCTTTATTGAGGGTGTCAAAGAACGAAAGAAAGATAAGTGTCCAAATTCTCGGTGGGAATATCCAGATTGGTGATTTACGTCGTGTTTACCCTGTCAAAACAGTCAAATTTCTAAATATTATTAGTTAAACTGAGACCTAAGGAGAGAGAAAAACATGGCTACTCCTCAATTATCTCCAGGAGTATTAGTCAGGGAAGTTGACTTAACTATTGGAAGAGCTGAGAACGTTCTTGACAATATTGGTGCTATTGCTGGTCCATTTCAAATTGGACCAATCAATGAGCCAATTACTATTGAAACACAACAACAATTCCTGGATACTTTTGGCAAGCCAATCGGTACTGATAGGCAATATGAGTACTGGATGACAGCGAATTCTTTCCTCTCATACGGTGGTATTCTTAAAGTTGTAAGAGTTGGTGGTGATAGTCTAAACAACAGTAATGCTGCTGTAGGGACTGCATCAACAACTATTCGTATCGACAATTTTGATGATTACGAACTGAATCACAGAAACGACACAAGTTTTTATTGGTCATCAAGAAATGGTGGTCAATGGGCAAATAGTTTAAAAGTTTGTACTATTGATAACAAGTCTGATCAAATCATTAGTATTGCAACAACAAATCCTGGTGCATCAAATCTTGTAGTTGGTTATGGTGTATCTGCTGCTAGAAACGCTGTTTCAATTCCTGGTTCAGGAGCTGTTAACACTTTCACTGGTAATCTGAGAGGTATCATTACTGGTGTCAATACTGATGCTCAAAATGGTAACAGTTCTATTGAAGTAAAGGTTCTGGAAAGAGTTAGTCCAAGAATTGATGACTATCAAACAATTGGTGTAACAACAACTTCTGCAGTTGCAAACGTTGGTGACACAACAATCTTTGTGAACAGTACTTCAGGTATTGCTACTGGTAACTATTTCTTGTCACCTGGAAATGGTTCAATTGAAATCACTGGGTATGGTTCAACCTCAGTTACTCTTGCGGCTGGTATTGCTGCTTCAATGACAACTGTAGGTACTGGAGTTACTTATCAGAATCTTGTTTCTACTGCTGGTACTGTTACTCCTGTCAATTACCAACAGTACAACAACGCAAATTCCTTCATTGATTCTGATATTCTGACTATCACAAACAATTCAGGAACAGCTTCAGGTACTGTTACTGGTGGTGCAGTAAAAGATTGGTACGACGACCAAACTCTTGGACTTAATAACTCCACAGTGTATTGGAGAAATGTTGCACCAAGACCTGTTTCTAATAATTATGTTACAGAAAGAAATGGTAGTAACGATGCAATTCACGTAATTGTTGTTGATGACACGGGTGAAGTAACAGGTGTACAGGGAAGTATCCTTGAAAGATTTGTATCACTTTCCAAAGCAAGTGATACAAAAGCAGATGCTGACAATCCAACTAAAGTATACTACAAAGATTATATTGCACAGAACTCTAGGTTCATCTTTGCCGGCTATAATCCATCACAAGCTGAAGACACTAATTGGAATACAATTCCAGTGGCTTCTGGTTTCTCTACAAACTTTACTAAATACACAACTGCAGAAGGTCTTTGGGGTCAAACTGCACAAAACATCAAATTCTCTTCATTGGGTAACGTAAGTTACACTCTGACAGGTGGAGTTGACTACAGTGCACAAGGTGGTATGGAAGCAGATCTTTCAGATCTTGTTACTGGTTATTCGTACTTTGATAATAAAGATGAAATTGCAGTTGATTACCTCTTGATGGGTCCTGGTCTTGAGGTTGAAAATCAGTCTCAAGCAAAAGCAAACTATATCATCTCTATTGCTGAGTCAAGAAAGGATTGTATTGCAACAATTTCTCCACACAGAGCAAATGTTGTAAACGTAACCAATTCTACAACCCAAACCTCAAACGTTCTTCAATATTATAGCCCAATCAGTTCGTCGTCTTATGCTGTATTTGACACAGGTTATAAGTACACGTTTGATAGGTTTAATAACCAGTTTAGATATATCCCAACCAATGGTGATACTGCTGGTTTGATGGTCAGAACAAGTATTGAAGCATATCCTTGGTTCTCACCAGCTGGTGTCCAAAGAGGTGTTCTTAATAATGCAATCAAGATGGCATATAATCCATCTAAGAACGAAAGAGATCAACTTTACGCTGCAAGAATCAATTCAATCATCACTCAAAAAGGTGCTGGTATTGTTCTCTACGGTGATAAGACAGGTCTTGCATACTCTTCTGCGTTTGATAGAATCAACGTTAGAAGACTGTTCCTCACTGTGGAACAATCACTTGAAGGTGCTGCTAATTCACAACTCTTTGAACTCAATGATGCAAACACAAGAGCTAATTTTGTGAACATCGTTGAACCTTACCTCCGTGATGTTCAAGCAAAGAGAGGTCTTTATGACTTCCTAGTTGTTTGTGATGAAACAAATAACACCCCTGATGTTATTGATAACAATGAGTTCAGAGCTGACATCTTCCTGAAACCAACCAAGTCTATCAACTTCATTACCCTGACATTTGTTGCCACCAGAACTGGTGTTGACTTCCAGGAAGTAGTTGGAACTGTTTGATCATTAAATAACTACGGAGGATTAACCAATGGCAGAAACAAAAACCCTATCACAATTTAAATCAAGACTGGCGGGTGGGGGTGCCCGCCCCAATCTATTTGAAGTCTCGATTCCTACATTCCCATCAGCAATTGCTGATGCTTGGGGAAGTGGTGACCAGTCAGAAAATGGCACCTTTAAGTTCCTTTGTAAGGCTGCAAACCTTCCTGCTTCAAACACACCATCATTTCAGGTTCCTTTTAGAGGTAGAAATCTGAAGGTTGCTGGTGATAGAACGTTTGATCCATGGACAGTCACTATCATCAATGATGAGGACTTCCAACTCAGAACTGCATTTGAGAGATGGGCAAATGTCATCAGTAAACTGGATGATGCAACTGGTGTTACCAATCCATCATCTTACATGACTGATGCATATGTTCAACAGTTAGGAAGGGGTGCTGAAAGATTTGCAACTCAAAATGAAGGTGGTCAGTCAGCAATTCTGAGAACTTATAAGTTCTATGATATCTTCCCAACCAATATTGGTGAGATTGCATTGAGTTATGAGAGTGGTGATACACTTGAAGAATTCGATGTAACATTTGATGTCCAGTACTTCACTATTGGTAACTCACTGGAGTCTACTGGTAGTAACGCAGGTGAAGTTCTGATTGAGTGATAAATAACTAGACAAGACAGTCTAGTATTAATCATAATGGCCAGATTATTTGGTTTTTCAATTGAAGATAATGAGAAAAATCCACCTGGTGTAGTTTCTCCAATCCCACCAACTAATGCTGATGGGAACGAGAACTTCGCCAGTAGTGGATTTTTTGGTAGTTATAATTTAGATATTGAGGGTTTATATAAAAATGAAACGGATGTAATTAGAAGATATAGGCAGATGGCACTCTATCCAGAGTGTGATAGTGCAATTGAAGACATTGTAAATGAAGCAATTGTATCAGATACAAATGATACTCCAGTCCAGATTGAATTGTCTAATTTAAACGCAAGTGATAATATAAAGACTAAAATTAGAGAAGAATTTAAATACATTCTCGAACTTCTTGATTTTGACAAGAAGGCCCATGAGATTTTCCGTAACTGGTATATTGATGGAAGACTCTACTACAATAAGGTTATCGACCAAAAGAATCCTCAAGATGGTATTCAAGAACTTAGATATATTGATTCATCTAAGATTAGATATGTTCGTAAGTTAAAAAAACAAAGTAAAGATAATATTCAATCCGTAAGAGATCCCTTCAACAGTTCCGATAGTCTTGCATATAACTTTCCTGAGGTAGAAGAATACTTTATCTATACTCCAGATAATGGTACAAATAGTCGTAGTGGTTATGGAGGTAATCCTACGAAGGGTATTAAAATGACCCGCGATTCTGTTACCTATTGCACTTCTGGTTTGGTTGATAGAAATAAAGGACTTACATTGTCTTGGTTACATAAGGCAATTAAACCGCTAAACCAATTGATGATGATTGAGGATTCTCTTGTCATCTATAGACTTTCTAGAGCACCAGAACGTCGTATCTTTTACATTGATGTTGGTAATCTTCCAAAGATAAAGGCAGAACAATATTTACGTGATGTCATGATGCGTTATAGAAACAAGATGGTCTATGATGCAAATACTGGTGAGATGCGTGATGATAAGAAGTTTATGTCTATGATGGAAGACTTCTGGTTACCACGTAGAGAAGGTGGTCGTGGTACTGAAATTACTACACTTCCTGGTGGTCAAAACTTGGGTGAAATTACTGATATCAATTACTTCCAGAGAAAACTTTATAGAGCTCTGAATGTTCCTGAGACCAGAATTGAAGGTGACACTGGTTTCTCTATGGGTCGTTCTTCTGAAATCTTGAGAGATGAAATTAAGTTCTCCAAGTTTGTTGGTAGAATGAGAAAGAGATTCTCTTCAATGTTCAGTGATATGTTGAGAACTCAGCTCATATTGAAAAATATCGTCACTCCTGAAGATTGGGACTACATGTCTGATCATATTCAGTATGACTTCCTTTATGACAATCATTTTGCAGAACTCAAGGACGCAGAACTTACGACTGAAAGACTCAATCTTGCTGCTCTTGCGGAACCTTATGTTGGTAAATATTATTCTCAAGATTATGTAAGAAGAAATATCCTGAGACAAACTGATGAAGAGATTATCGAACAGGATACACTGATTGAAAATGAAATTGAAAATGGTGTTATTCCTGATCCTAATGCAATGGTAGATCCTATGACTGGTGCACCAATGGACGCTGGAATTCCACAAGAACCAACTGGTCCAACCGATGCAATTCAGGCTCCAGCTTCACCAAAAGATCCTGAAGCACCTGGTGTCAGCAATCCTCCAGGTGGTGAAATCTAAATAAAGACTGTAGTTACATTATTTTTATGGACGAACTTATGGATATGCTCGTCACTCCAGACGAGTCTTCATCACAAATTAGTGATAAAATTAAAGATATTCTTTTTGCAAAAAGTGCAGAAAAAATTGAAGCGATCAGACCTAACGTAGCAGCATCAATTTTTGATGGACCAGAGGAAAGTGCAGAAGAAGAAATTGAGGATGAAATCTCATATGAAGACGATACTGAAGAATAATAAATAAGTATTATAGAACTATTGAAAAATAATGGCTGCTCTTAAACCAGTTGGTATTAATACTGTAATAAGTACTAGTAGTACTTCTGCACAGACTTCCCCAATTTTACAACAATCTGATGCTCTTAGAGTAGTTGCAGAAACCGCTGGGGTTTATGTTGCAATTGGTACTAATCCAACAGCAACTAATGAAAATTATTATGTTTCGACTAGTGAAAATGAAACGATCACTATTGGTCCAATTGCGTCACAAAGAGTAGTTGGTATTACAACTGGTTCTACAACCATTGTTGATTTCCCAGAAGGAACTGGATGTCCATTTGCTGTAGGAGATGCAGTCTCTCTTACTGTTAACGGTCAATCTGCATTTGATTTTTCTCATAAGATTGTTATCGATGTAAATACTACCTCAGACAGAGGTGGATATTTTAATACAAGAGCAACAATTGACCACGATTCAAGTAGCGGAAATCCATCAGCATTAACTGCACCTTATGCCGAATTGAGAAAGTCAATCAAAGTGGCAGTCAAAACTGAATCTGGCACTGGCAAAGTATACATCCAACAAGTACAAGATTCCTGAACAGAAAAATGAAACTTATCAGAGAAGAAATCGAGTCCGTTGATTTTATCGTCGAAGAGAAGGGCGGTAAAAAACATATGTACATTGAGGGTATTTTCCTTCAGGGTAACATCTGCAATCGTAATGGCAGAATGTATCAAATGGAAGGTCTCAGAAGAGAAGTCCAAAGATACACAGAAAATCATATCAATTCTGGTAGAGCTCTTGGGGAACTCGGACATCCAGATGGTCCTACTGTGAACTTGGATCGTGTTAGCCACAAAATTATTTCACTCAAAGAAGACGGAAATAACTTCATTGGTAAAGCAAAAATCTTGTCAACACCAATGGGTAACATTGCTAAGTCACTCATCGGGGAGGGAGTTAAGCTTGGAGTTTCTAGTAGAGGTATTGGATCACTCAAACAATCCAGAGATGGAATCAACATTGTAGGTGACGATTTCATGCTGGCAACTGCTGCTGATATCGTTGCTGATCCTTCTGCACCAGATGCTTTTGTCGAAGGTATCATGGAAGGAAAAGAGTGGGTTTGGGATGGTGGTATCCTCAGAGAACAAGCTGCCAAGAAAACCTACAAGCAGATCAATACTCTTGTAACTCAAGGTCAACTTGATGAGAAGAAACTTGATTTGTTTAATAACTTCTTAAACAGTCTTTGATAAGTTATTGAAATATACAAATTATAAATAAATATAGATTAAAAAAGGTTAATCGGAGTAACTTCAAATGTCTCGTGGAGATTTACAAGAAATGGAGCAATCAAAAACTGCTGTGAACGCGAACGCTAAACCTGCTGAAGGTATGGGTAAGCTTTCCAGCCCTGGCCAAGGCCTGTCAACTTCCTACGAAGATCTCGGTGGTCCTACCCCTGAGAACTACAAGCCAGATAACGATTCTGCAAAACTTAGAGAGCCTAAGATTGCAACCGTTAGTGATGTAGTTAATAAGGGTGCAAAGGCTGCTGATCCAATGAAGAAAATGGCTAAAGAAGAAGTCGAATCTGAAGAGGAGATCCTCGAAGAAGAAGAGATTGTATCCGAAGAAGAAGTTACCGAAGAAACTGTTGACATCGAAGAAGATGTAAATGCACTCCTCGGTGGTGAAGAGCTTTCCGAAGAATTCAAAGAGAAGGCACGTGTCATCTTTGAAGCAGCATTAACCTCAAAAATCAAAGAAATCCAGGAAACCCTGGAAATCCAGTATGCCGAGCAACTGGAAGAGGAGAGACAATCCCTTAAGGGTGAGCTCACCGAGAGAGTTGACGCATATCTCGAATATGTCTGCCAAGAGTGGATGACCGAGAATGAGTTGGCTATCGAACATGGTCTCAAGACTGAAATGACTGAATCCTTCCTGTCTGGCATGAAGGGTCTTTTTGAAGAACATTATGTAACTATCCCTGAAGAGAAATATGATGTACTTGAGAGCATGGTAGAAAAACTTGATGATATGGAGACAAAACTCAACGAGCAAATCGATAAGAATATCAGTCTGAATAAGAGACTCGCAGAGTCAACCGCAGATGTAATTCTTTCGATGGTCTCTGAAGGTCTTGCTGAGACCCAGAAAGAGAAGCTCGCTTCACTTGCTGAAAGTGTTGAGTTTGAAAGTGAAGAAGAATATCGTGAAAAGCTTGAAGTACTGAAGGAGTCATACTTCTCCAGAACTCCAGCTACAAGGTCTGAAGCACCAGAAACTCTTTCTGAGAGTGTTGATTCAACACCAGTACAACATGGTTCATCCATGGATGCTTATCTCAGAAGCCTGGGCGCATTCAAAAAGTGAATTTAACATTCATTCAAACAACAACTATTAGGTAAAAGCAAATGTTTCAATCCGAACATCTGCAGGAAAAGTGGAGCCCACTTCTCGACTATGAAGGTCTTGATCCCATCAAGGATACTCATAGAAGAGCTGTAACCGCAGTCCTGCTCGAAAACCAAGAAAAATTCCTCCGTGAGGAGCAAGCTTTCCAGTCAGGTATCAACCTGATGGAAACCCCAACCAACGCAGCAAACGCAGCTGGTGCATCAGGTGGTTTTGGTGCTGATTCACTTGCCGCTGGTCCTACTGCTGGTTTCGACCCTGTTCTGATCTCACTGATCAGACGTGCAATGCCAAACCTGGTCGCATATGACCTGGCTGGTGTTCAGCCAATGAACGGTCCTACTGGACTGATCTTCGCAATGCGTTCCCGTTACGAGAACCAGTCTGGTGCAGAAGCACTGTTCAACGAAGCAGATACTGCATTCTCTGGTCAAGACGACGGTTTCAACCTCACCGCAGGTTTCTCAGACGCTAACGCTGGTCTGGGTACAACTTCACAGTCTGGTACTAACCCTTCAGTTCTGAACCCTGTTGGTACCGCATCTTCAACTGGCTATAATGTCGGTGAAGGTATGGTCACTGGCGATGCTGAGAACCTCGGCGCCGGATCTGGTGATCACTTCAACCAGATGGCATTCTCGATCGAGAAAGTCACCGTAACCGCTAAGTCCAGAGCACTCAAGGCTGAGTACTCCTTGGAACTGGCACAAGACCTCAAGGCAATCCATGGTCTGAATGCTGAGGCTGAACTCGCAAACATTCTCTCAACTGAGATTCTTGCTGAGATCAACCGCGAAGTCATCAGAACCATCTATAAGGTTGCTGAACAGGGTGCTGTTTCCAACACCGCAACTGCTGGTGTATTCGACCTCGACATCGACTCCAACGGTCGTTGGTCTGTTGAGAAGTTCAAAGGTCTGCTTTTCCAAATCGAGAGAGACGCTAACGCGATTGCTCAAAGAACTCGTAGAGGAAAGGGTAACATGGTTCTGTGTTCCGCAGACGTTGCTTCCGCACTGACCATGGCTGGTATCCTCGACTACACCCCAGCACTGAACGCAAACCTGAACGTTGACGACACCGGCAACACTTTCGCTGGTACCATCAACGGTAAGTTCAGAGTCTACATCGACCCATATTCGGCTAACCTGACTGCAGCTAACGCTTCTGCAGGTAACCAGTACTATGTTGTCGGTTATAAGGGTTCTTCACCTTACGACGCAGGTCTGTTCTATTGCCCATATGTACCTCTTCAGATGGTACGTGCAGTTGGTGAGAACACCTTCCAGCCAAAAATCGGCTTCAAGACCCGTTATGGTCTGGTTGCAAACCCCTTCGCAGAAGGAACCGATCAAGGTCTGGGTCGTCTCCGTGTCAACTCCAACCGCTACTACAGAAGAGTTGCGGTCAAGAACCTCATGTGAGCCAACTGGATCATTACGGTCCTTTACAGAGTCCCGAAAGGGACTCTTTTTTTATGAGTTGATAAATAGAAAAAAAGTATTTTTGATCGATGTCAAATATTCTCACTAATAATATTAATCCCCGTAGTGGTAATGTAATTAACATTGGTGGTGTTAATGACAAAGTATCGATCGCAGGTACTTTGACTTATGAAGATGTCACCAGTGTAGATTCTATTGGCGTTGTAACTGCACGTAGTGGATTGAATGTAGTAGGTGGTGGTATTACCGCAGTGGGTGTAATCACTTCTTATAGTGGTATCCATGTGGGTGCTGGAGTATCAGCAGTTGGCATCATTACTGCACAATCAGGTGTTGAGTTTGGAACTGTAGGTTCTGGTGTCACTATTAATGCAGTTGGTACTGGTACTAGTTTAGGATTTTTGGTTAATGGATCTGAAAGGGCTCGTGTTGACAGCTCGGGCAGGCTGTTGGTTGGCACGTCTACTAGTCGTAGCGTTGGCGCGGAAAGAAATCTTCAAATTGAAGGTACGGCTGGCGCCACTGGAGGCGTATCCATTGTCAGAAACTCAAATGATGGAGGCGGGTCCGCACTGAACCTTGGAAAATCCAGAGGAACTGTAAACGGAAGTAATACTATTATTAACTCTGGGGACACTCTTGGCCTTATTACATTCAATGGGGCTGATGGCAATAACCTAAATAATGTAGCTGCCCAAATCCTCGCTGCAGTAGACGGCACACCTGGCCCTAACGACATGCCGGGACGATTAACGTTCTCCACTACTGCCGACGGAGCGAGCAGCCCGACGGAGCATCTCCGAATTTCCAATAATGGAACTTCTCAATTTACAGCCCACTCACAAAATTCTACCAATGTTATTCTTGCCCTCTCCAATAATAACGGTAATGATGTAATTTTTGAAGCTCATAATAATACTGTACCAGGAATTTCTGGGCCGATACGCGTCTCAAAATCCGCCTCTACTAACAGATCGATAAATGCCGCTGGTACGGTAAATCAAAATGGTTCCGACTATGCTGAATACTTTAAGAAAAGTGGCAACTTTACAATTCAAAAGGGTGATGTTGTCGGTATTAACAGTGTCGGCCTTTTGACTAATGTTTTTGACGATGCGATTTCTTTTTGCGTTAAGTCAACGGATCCTGGTATAGTTGGTGGCGATAATTGGTTTACTGAACCGCGTCCAAAAAGTGGAGATGGGCAAGAGGTTGACAGTTCCACACCAGAATATGCCGAATGGGAGGAGCGACTTGAGCTGGCTCGCCAAACAGTTGACCGCATTGCCTTTGCCGGCCAAGTCCCTGTCAATGTAATAGGTGCAACTCCTGGTCAATACATCGTCCCTATTGCAACCGAAGAAGGTGGCATTAGCGGCATTGCTAAAGATGAAACCGATCTAACTCTAACCGAGTACATGCGAGCTGTTGGCAAGGTCATTGCCATTGAAGATGATGGTCGATCCCGCATCATTGTCAAAGTCGCTTAGTCCTACTCTCTATGAAACTTCTCACCATGACAACAAACATCGCACTTGAAGGAGGTGCATCATGAGCACAATTAAAGTAAACCGAATTGAGAACACCTCCACAACTGATGGCGGTGTGTCTATTGATACTGACGGTCACGTTACGATTGAAGGTAATTAATAAATGGCACAACCCCTTAGTTCACAAATTACTGATAGAAACTTTCTACAGGCCACTGGATTTAATTTCATTCTTAATAGAGCACCTAAGGTAGGTTTCTATGGAAATGCAATGAATGTACCTGGTATGACCATGGGAGTTGCTAGTCAACCATCATATCTTAAATATATTCCCAGACCTGGAGAAATTTTAGAATTTAATGATTTAAGAATTAGATTTTTCATTGACCAGGGCCTTGAGAACTATATGGAAATTCAACATTGGTTAAGAGGTATTGGTTTTCCTGAAAGTCTTGAGCAGATTTATGATTTTCAAAAAGAAGGACCAGTGAGAAAGGATAACAGAAGTGAGATTAATTTATATTCCGATGGTACTTTGACAATTTTAAATGGTCTTAATAGACCTACATTTGCTGTTAAGTTTAAAGACTTATTTCCCACGTCACTGTCTGATATCAATTTTGATTCGACTGGTTCTGATGTGGATTACTTGACAGCCGATGTCACTTTCAAGTATTCTATCTACAATATAACTGATATTGAATGTTGCTAAATGATTGACCTTCCTACACTACAGGAAATGTGGGAAAAAGATTCAAAGATTGATATTGATAATCTACACACTGAGTCATTAAACATTCCTGTTCTTCATGCAAAATATTATGACATCTTTAATAATCTTATGCTATTAAGGAAAAAAGCAGAACAACAAAAAAAGAATATCCGTCACGAAAGATATGAATACTATTCAGGTAAAGCTGACCCTGATGTGTATATCAAAGACCCGTTTCCTAAAAAGATTCGAGACAAAGATACTATGACAAAGTATCTTGATGCTGATGAGAGGTTATCTACAGTATCAATGAAAATTGAGTACTATGACGTGATGTTAAAATACATAGAAGAAATATTGAAGCAAATTGGTAATCGTACATACCAAATTAAAAATAGTATCGAGTTTATGCGTTTTAGTTCGGGGCTAGGATAATGGAAGAAGAAATATCTCACATAGAAATGAGACTAAACATTAATGCCGTATATCTTCTGTATGACTCTATCAGATTTTATTATGAAAATTGTCCCGACAATCTCGATGATACCAAACTAGAGGAATTAAATTTTATGAAAAACTTACTTTATAAAATTATCTTGGATTATAAATTTGAACATATGTAATAAATACATGTAGGTGAGAACCTATATGTATGGCTGATTTGATTATAGAAAAGGTAAATGAAGTTTACCTAAAGATTACAACAGAACCACAC